CAAAGTAAATTGCCTTGAGACGTGCAATCGAAATTTGTGGATCACTTACTGGATATTCGGTATAAAGACAAAGTCTAAGACACTTGTCTCGTACTCGATAATTAACTCCATGCATGCTGCTCCGCCCCAAGAACTCAACATTAGAGGGGTTCTGAGTTAGCTGCGACTTCAGAGGGTTAATCATCCATCCTAGTGATTCTCCTTGTTCAACAAGGGGGAGTAGACTTTCTGCGCGTTCAGAAACTTGCGCTAAAGCGTCATCTCCATGTGTTCGAATTTTATTCCAGGTAATTCCATTTAACCTGAATAAATATTTAATCCTGACGTAGTTGATAATAGAATCAACGATGTGTGTAAAGTAGCTTCCGGAAGGAATACCACCTGTACGTAAGAATAAGTCACCATTAGGACCTGCTAATTTTCTAGACAGAAATAGGGTCTTAACGTAACTGAACACGGCTTCTGTTACCTCATCTGGGAACACAAGCATTGTTTTCATGAGATCGAATGCTAAATCGATTTCATATGGTTGTACAGAGGCGTCAAAGCCAGACCAGTCAATAGTGACGAATTTAGTCTGATCACTTGTCATCTCTTGAATCAACTTGGGGACACCTTCAAGGGGCTCAGCTCCTATGTAATAAAATGTATCATTGTGCATAAACCAATTAATTAATGGTTGTGCAAATAATCCTTCTAGAATCACATAATGAAAACATTCGCCGAATACATTCCTAACTTTTGTTAAGGGTAATTCAACTAATTGCGTTCTCGTGAATGCGATATCGGGAGTCGAATCCATTGGAACAGATTCTAAGAATCCGTCAAGTGTACCATCGGATATGTGCTGTTGTAATTCAACGCAAATTTTAGAAGCGATTCTCTTCGCTCTCTTGTGATTTGGACCATTTGGTAGTCCTTTGTGCGCTGGTTTGTCGCTTTCGCGATCAAAATAACCATATCCTGCGGAGGTAGATTGATGAAACCTCACTTTGTCAAAGTCATCTTTGGCACTAAGACTTGTGACTTTATCGAAACTTTCAAACTCTTGAAAAGTTTCCCTAACTATACTATGCCAAACCTCGTCGTTGGGCGCATTTGCAAGTTCTTTGTCGAACTTTAAAATTGATGCAACATGTGCCTCTATAGTGTAGAAGCTCCTGCTCCAGTTCTTAAATAAATCAAACTGATGCGGTTCAAATGTGTATCTAAATGCCTCCTCAATATAAGGATCAACATAAGTGGTGAACTCAGTTTTTAGATCGCGTGCCGGGATTTCGCCGATCTTAATGAGTCCAGAGACCATCTCGAATTTCTAACCAAAATGCAATCGGGGTGAAACTCCTGTAGTTGGAGTGAGTCGTTATAATCCAATTAATATGGACCGTTCAGTCAATTAGAA